TCCACAATGCAGTTGGTAAACACCATAATGGACTGGATGAACTGTGCCACACCGTCCAGACGGTTGCTTTCAAGGTCATTGATTGCATCCAGAACAGGGATAGCAGGTTCAAACAGCCCCATGCGCTCCGGGTTAAGCCTATACTCAACCATCGGCAACATTCCTAAGGAGTGCGATTCAGACTTGGCAAGGTTGCCGTTGTCAATCGTGAAGCACATATTGGGCGTGTAGACCATAATCAGGTCATTCAAGTCCTGCTGGTAATTGCGAGGAATGTGCAGCACGTTAGCAATCGGCTTGTGACCTACGCCGCTGTTGTAAATGACATAAGCCATGTCAGGGTCAGGAACATCCACCAGAAGGGGTGTTTCGTCCGGGTAGTTCCCGACATATCCCTTGTCGGGGAGAACGATACGATAGCCCTGTCCGCACTCCAACATCCACTGCCAGAGCCGCCGATCAAGCGAATCCTTGCCCTCGTACTGCAAAGCATTGGACAACTTTGCAATCTCGTCACCGTCACCAGTAGACGTTTCCGACCGCACATAAGCGCAGGGAGTGCCACTCATATAGCCTGTGTAGAAGCTCACGCACTCATTGGCGTGATTCTCGACAATGCGGTTGGTGATTTCGGAGTGATATTCCTTTGTGCGGTTAAGCACAGGCTGATTGCCCAAGTAGTAGTTGTGCAGCCAACGAATCTCATTGCGGTTGCACATATGCAGTGGCTCGCATCTGCCCATAACTACTTTCAGGACGTTTTCAGCATTGATTTCCGTTTCTGGAACTTCAATCTGTCTACGCCCGGTCAGCGGATTCCGCAGAAACCCGTTGACCACAACTTCGTATTCAGCCATCGGCAATCCCTCCTTTCAGACAAAATAAAAAGGCGCAGCGAAACGAACCATTACGGTTTATCTCACTGCGCCAAAACTGCGCTTCAAAAGCTATTTATTTTTCAGGTGGATGGATGATTTTGACCCATCCCTCTTTGGTATCTCCTTCGATAACACCCTTGCATCTGTCGCACTTGAAATGGTATCGTCCTTCAACTTCGCCAAGATAGCGGTTACAGCGGACGTTCTTATACATCGGATTCTGCCTGATACAAGGGCAACAGATTCTAACCAGCATGGGTGCTCCTTTCGTTGGATTCATGGAAACAGGCTGTTGAGCACAGGCCTGTTAGAAGCTACTGGGAAACTATTCGCGCTACCAGTCACGCTATTCCCGCCCGGGAAAGCCGCCGCAGCCCTAACATTCAGTTTGACGGACAGTCAACGGGTCGGCTGCGGTGTTTGGTCACAGAGGATGGATTTGAACCACCGATTTTCCAACCGTAGTTGGACGAACTGCCAAACTGTTCCACTCCGTGATAAACCCGGCTTGATGGTTAATCGCTGCTCTTTGCAATGCCATGCCTAAACATTACATCGAGAGCCGGGAATAGCGATTGGAGGTCATAAAATGCAAACCAAAAAGAGAAACATTGTGCTGCGTAGCGGGTTTGAACCGCTTCATGTTAGTTGGGGGAGTACAAACAATGTTCCGTCCAGCCGGAAACGCAACATAAAAGCCCGGCAAAGGTGAAAGAGTGTAAGACCGTTGCCGGCGAAAGGATGGATGCCCGCAAAAGGCAAACGAGAAAAATGACTAAAACTCATTTACCAAGCAATCCGCAGGAAGTCACAGAACTTCCTGCTACTATTGTACGTCTTGTCAAGGGGCAAATCAAATAAATAGACCCAGCGAACACAATATATAGTGTTTTTGATCAAAAAGGCCTCTTGACAGGCTCAATTTTGCTGATTCCATTGTACAATTCATCGGCAAGTTGCGCCAAGCTATCAGGTGCATCATCGTGTGGGACTTTGCCAAGCTGTGTAAACATCGTGACCTGTTCCATGAACGCCTTGTACTCTTTCGACTGATGTTTCTCATCAAGAAAATAGAACCGTTTGATGTCCGGTGCATACTGGATGATTCTGGACAGCTTGCTCTGCCCACTCGGCGCACGTTGGCTGCGCACAGAGCAGTGATAGCCTTGCTGCCGGAGCTGACTATCCACCACGTCGCAGTATTCGTCGCCGCCGTTGTTCGCTTCGCCACGCACCACGTTAATTTTGTGCTGGATGATTTTGCCCACGACTTCTGGGCGGGTCACGGTCTTATCGCCGTTATTGAACACAAGGTCGGGGATGAACACGGCATCACCGTACACATAGGCAATCGGACAAGCTGTGAAGTCACCGCCGCCCCATGCAATGTCCATGACCATGAGCTTCCGATCAGGCTCACCGTCAGGCAGAACACCATTAAAATACCGCAGTTCATCAGCAGGGAACAGCAGACCTTCACGCACATAAGGCTTGCCCATGTATTTTGCCCACCATGTAGCATCGTCAATGCTAGCTTTCATATCGGCATAATAAGCATCGTCAAAGCCCACGCCGTAGTCATAATTGAAGTTGCTGTGTCCGTTTTCATCCACAGCGGGGATGACCCGGAAGCGATACTTCGGGTTGTCCGCATACTGGTTCTGGATGCGCCCTAGAGGGTCAAGCACGTTCCAGCGAGTACCGACCATCAGTTCCAATGCGCCCTGCTTTTTGCGGTCTTTCAACTGGTTCAGGTAGGCATCGTACTTGTTGTTCAGACGTTCCACATTCAGGCTTTCTTCCAAGTCCTCAATCAAGTCATCGCTGTACAACACGCCGCCCTCGCCAATCTCAACAGCACCAGTCAGAGTGCCACCGATGGAGCGGCAAGTCAATGTAGGGAAACGCTTCTTGCGGTTCAGGTCAACGCTCTCGTCCTTTGCGCTCTTGTCCACAAGCTGAACGTCAGGGAAGATTTTGCCCCAGTTATAGGTCACAGGGTCAGTGATAATAGACAGCACTTCGCCGTAGAAACCATTCGTCAGCTTGTCAGAATGTCCACTCATAACCGATGCAACGTCAGGACGGTTGCCCATAAGCCATGTAATAAAGAAGATACACAGCGTACTATTGTGGGTAGGAATCAGCCGTTTGCCAGCGCAATACATGCCACCCTCGACTTGAATGCAGTTGCCCTGTTTCGGTTCGATGCGTTCAAAGCCACAGAACGCCACACGGCGAGGTTTGGAGAACTCCTTTAACTGCTTACGAGGAACGACACAGGGAATAGGACAGGTTGGGTTGAAAGAAATAACATATACCGTTTTTCTTCCATGAACACCACTAGAAGAAACGCGAGGAGCGCAGCTAGTCACGGAACAACGCCAACCAAAAGTAGAAACCAGTGTGGTAAAATCGTCACGCAGCTGTGGCTCTGTCGTAGAAAAAGAATATCTATTTTCGCCTTTTTTGAGCATTCCATCTGTATCAAGTAGCCCTGCAAGCAGTTCCATACGTTGCGCAATGCTTGCCGTGAAGTATTCTTCTGGGATATGTTTCACACATCGAGTAGAACGATAGCACATATCAATCTTTTTCAAGTCGGCACGAAGACCATCAAAATGAAAATATTCTACCCCTGTTGTCTTATGAACGTAATAATTCCCGATAGCATATCCATCATTTACGATTCTTTCGATGATACATCTATCTTGCTTCGATTCGCAAATGAGAGGTTTTCGATTTGTTCCATCTCCAAGCCATGCGCCTAATGTATACGGAGGAACAAGAAGCTCCTTATATTCTCCCTCAACAAAATTGCAGACAGGGGAATAATAAAAATATCTGTGACCACGATGCCCCGGATTCCCCGATTCAAAGTCATTCATCATTTGCTTTGTTTCGAGCACTCTAAAACCATTAGAATGTTTACTGTAAACAGGCCACTCGTGGTTTTCGTGACAGTCAATATACGTGCCATCAGAGAAGTGGCAGCGAATGTTTGCGTAGCTCTTAGGCGACACGGCAAGCACCTTTACGAACTGGCCTTTCGGGCTGATAACTTCATCGCCAACCTGCAAATCGCCGTGATTCTTCCAGCCATTTCTGGTTAAAATCGGCGTATCATCGCTCAAAAGCTTGCCGACACGCGCGGGAAGACTAACTCCCAAGAAGTCAATCCGCTTATAAAACAGGTCTTCTAGGTCGTTTGCCAGCACTTTCAGCACCCGTCTACGTGGCTGATAAAACTTCTTCTCCGGCGCACGATTCCATTCCAGATAGATGCAATAACTATCGAACACATCCTTTGCTTCAAACAGGTAGGTGCGCCCGATAATATCATAGACCTTTGCCACGTCCTCGCCGCTTGCCATTTTGCCCATGACGGATGCGCAGACAGAGCGCAGTTCACTAGAGTATTTGTAGGCATCGAATCGCTGCTCTGTTGGCAGGGAAGACCGCAGATTCACAATGGCTTGAAACCAGTCCTCATAGACCTGTGCATAGGCTTTGATGCTGTCAATGATAGCGATACACTGTTTTGATTGCATAAAAAATGGCGTCCTCCACCGCTAAAGGTAAAGAACGCCAAAACTGCGTATATAAAATATTCGATTTTTAGTGTTGTTTTGGAAATTTATTTGCTGTGATTCGTTTTAACGAATAGAATGTGCAGTTTATTTGGCTTTATTCGCTAAAACGAACAATGTCAAAAACACGTTTCAGACCAGAACCAATAGTTTTCTTGACATACTGCTTGTACCACGAGCATCTATGCCCTTTTCGACATCTGTAATCGCAATAGTGGCACTTGCCCGTTGTCTTTCGCTTGTAAAGGCCTTTCTTCATGCTTTCACCTATTCTGTTCAGCAATCCGATACCATGTCTGACGGGTTACGCCAAGCTGTTTGGCTGCTTCCGTGACGGTCAGGACACGTTTCTCGACCTGCGCATGGAGAACGTCAAAGAGGTTGCGGTCATACTCGGTAGGCTTGCGGCCTTTGTACACGCCTTTCTGCTTCGCTACCTCAATGCCCTCTTGCTGACGGTCAAGCATATTCTGTCGTTCAAACTCGTTGATGGCAGCAATCATCGTCAGCATCAGCTTTCCAGTCGGAGTTCCAGTGTCTAGGTTCTCTTTGTCGCTGGCAAGATGTACGCCATTCGCTTGCAGCCGCTCCACCATATCCAGCAAGTCTTTTGTGCTGCGTGCAAGACGGCTAAAATCGTGGATGAACACCGTATCGCCCGGCTGAACTGTTTTAAGCATCTTTTGAAGCTCTGGCCTGTCCATGTTCTTGCCGGAAATCTTCTCAATGAACCAGCGGTCAATATTATGCCGCTTCAATGCTTCAACCTGTCGTGCTTCGTTCTGTTCTACGGTAGACACTCGCACATAAGCAATGTTCATTCAGAATCACTATCCTTTTCAATCACAGTACCTTCAACACGATAAGCCCCAACACCAATGTCTCCCATGTCGGGTTCGACCACGATTCGATAATTCATAGCCTTTAAGAGCTTATAAAAGCTAGAAAGGTTTAAGCTCTCATTCTTAAAGCACTGATACAAAGCCTGTCTTGAAGTAAAACCAGCTTCATTGGCAATATAAGCTGTTGTTATTCCATATTGCTTCATAAGCTCTTTCACAATTTCAACTCCATTAGTTGAAACATTAAAAGGCTCTTTCTTTTCTGTCACTTTTTTGTATTTCCCCATTCCAAACCATCCTTTCTGCTTATATTGTAAACAAAATTGTTTGGTTTGTCAATAGGGAATTTATTTTACTATCAATAGGGTCACTTTTTTTATCAACACTTTTTTGTGTCAGTTTACATCTTGTATAATTATCGTATCATCAAGTTTTACTATAAATTTTCGCCCCAATTCTAACACATTAAAGTGTCAAAACCATTATCAAAAATGTACACTAAAACGTGTTTTAACGTACAAATTATACAAATTGGGCTGTTGACAACCATATACAAAGTGTCTATAATTTAAGCCAGTAGAACGCACGATGAATCAACCAACAACGGTAGATTTATCCATTGTGGCATAAAAAATAGGCCGTCAGCACCACCGACCAAAGTTGCACTGACGACCTATTCCACCACAAAACAGGAAAACTGCGCCAACCAAGGGGGCAGTATCCGTTTCTGCTACTTATTATAGCAGATTCCGAAGAAGTCTGCAATAGAAAGGAGTGAAAAACATGAACTTTCCCACGACCGCAGAAGAATTTCTGCAAGCCCTGTCCGCTGGCAAAGAGCCGACCGACAGTGACCGTGAGTACGCCGCTGCACTTAGCAAGCTGTCCGAAGCGAACTATCAGGCAGGGTATGAAGCGGGAGCAGCCAAAAAGAACAGCTAAATCTTGTGCAGAACGACAAAATCAAGGGTTAGACCCGGTGAACACAATATCTAGTGTCTTTTCGCTTGACATTCCGACATTTTGTCGTTACACTTATTGCACAGCAAAACGAAAGGGGGTGAATATGTATGAGTAGTCCTTACGCAGAGCGTTACGGTCACACCGTTACCATCAGCGTGACGGAACGGCAGTTTGCAAGTTTGCAGGAATACTGCATCAAGAATCGTGTTTCGATTTCTTCTGCGTTCCGTGAAGCGTTCTTCACGCTGCATCCGATGGAAACCACCAATGCAAATGAAAAATGATACGTCCGCTGAAGTTTGGCGACAGAAGCGAACGTATCATCAAAACCACTGGAACAAGCTGTTCCAGCCTTATTATAGCAGGAATTAGCTTGTTCCGCAAGAACCAATAGGAGGTTCTATGGAACAGAAAGTTAAAAACGCTATCAACCTTATCAGCGAAAACGGACAGGTTGTCGTGTCCAGCCGTGAAGTGGCAGAACATTTCGGCAAAGAGCATAAAACGGTTTTACGCTCCATCGAAGAACTGGCGGCACAAAATTGTGCCACCAAATCCATGTTCTACGAAACCACGTTTGAAAATCGTGGTAAGCAGTATCCCATGTATCTGATGAACCAGGACGGATTCAGTTTGCTTACATTCGGATTCACTGGCAAAGAAGCACTCGAATGGAAGCTCAAATACATTGATGCTTTCAATCGCATGGAGCAGAAGCTCACCAACCCGGAGCCTGAATCCACGGAAATGCTGTTGAGCCGTGCGCTGATTGCAGCTAACAGTGTCATTGACACGGAACGCAAGAAAGTAAAGGCTTTGGAAGCAGAAAACGCCAAGATGAAGCCTGATTCTGACTACGCAAAGGCAGTGCTGCTCTCTGATGAAAGCCTTACCACCACGCAGATTGCCATGAACTACGGTCTGACCGCCCGGAAGCTCAACAAGATTCTTGAGGAAATGGGCATCCAGCACGTTGTGAACAAGCAGTGGATTCCCTACAAGAAATATCTTGGCAACGGATATGTTGTCGGGCATCCGATCGAGCTGCCGAATGGCAAGACGAAAGAGGTCACTCGCTGGACAAGAGCGGGTCAGAAGTTCATTTACAGCAAGCTCAAAGAAGCGGGTTATCTGCCTGTTGGTGAGCAGATTAGAATGGAGACGTGCTGATGGATTATTCAGAAGAAATCTTTTTTATGGAGAAAGCAAACGAAGAACACAAAGCGGTTTTGGACAAAAGTAATGAAATCCTAAACTATGCTCTTGAAATCATTATGCCAGAGGACAAGCGGACAAAAGAAACCGTCAGCAAAGCGATTGAAACGTCTGTGCAGAATTTTTGCAACGAAAGCTACTCAATGGGGTATAATGACTGCTTGCTTGATATTCTTAAACAAAAAGAAGAAGCCAATGCTCCAATTGTATTCCCCTCCCTTAAATCGTAAATAGCACATAAGAAAAGCCAGTGGTTAGAGAATATCTAGCCGCTGGCTTTTTGTGTTTAGGTTAGCCCGCTGCAAACGAAGCAGAAAGCGTAAATTCAAGGTAAGCCAAGATAACAAGCACCACCACTATAAAGACAACTTTGCCTGCACTTATATATTTTCTGTTTTTGCCACCACATTCGGGGCACGTCTTAGCTGTTCTGGAAATCATGTGACCGCAGTGTTCACAAGGAATTAGGTCGCTTTTAGGTTCTTTTGCCATTTATGATTCCACCTTACTTCTGTTATTCGTTATAAGCCTTATATGGCACTTGCAATGCCATGCGCCATAAGATAAATGCCGAAAGCCATAACAGCCAATGCAATGATTATGCCCCATATTGAAGCGGCAATCTTTTCGTTCTTCTCGCGTCTTTCTTTATTCTTGTCATTCTTTGGATTCATTGTAAATTCCTCCTTTGCAATCCTATATGGTGATTATAGCATACTCTGCACTACAAAAAGGGCCTTTTTGTTCGTTTGGAAAATTTTTGACAGGTTGCACAATTAGACAAGTGCGTTTTTGTAAGGTGGGGTGGGTGTTTGCGACACGACCTTTGGAAACGCCTTTTTCTTTGAAAAATTTTATCGGACTACTCACCACCCCACCCCCGGCCTTCGGCCTGTTCCCCTCCGGTGTAGCCCTGCCCCAGCCCCAGCACCGCAAGACAGGCCAGCGCACCCGGAACGCCCCAGCGCAGACAGACCCAGGGCAGGCCGTGCCAGATACCCAGGGCAGCAAGATACCAGCACAGACCGCCCACGCCGTATAGATCGGGCAGACTGCGCACCGTTGGATTGCCTGCGCCGTGTCCGATAGGGCACGCCCAAACGGACAAATAAAATGTAAACAAAAATATTTATTTTTTATGTGTAAACCACTTGACAAACGCAACAAAATTGTTTACAATATAGACAGTAAACAAAGATGTTTACAAACCACCACCCACAAAACAGGAGGACAAAACCATGAAAAAGACTATCAATGCAAACGATCTGTATAACGAGTTCCGCGCATATGACCGCGATTACTACACCTATGACGGCTATGACGCTCTGCTGAACTACTATGACGAGATTAACCCCGATATGGAGCTTGATGTTATTGCCATCTGCTGCGATTGCACCGAATACGGTGATGGCGCTGCCTGCTCCATCTCCGATATGATTCACGATTATGGCTATCTCATCAACGACGACATCGACGACGACATTCCGCGCGAAGATTATGTGGAGCAGCTTGTTGACGCGCTCAACGACCATACCGCCGTGCTGGAGCTGCCCAACGGTAATTACATCGTATTTGCATTTTAAGGGGGCATAGATATGACGCTCGATCTTTTTAACCCGTCCTTTATCACCGCTTGTTGGTATGTGGGCGGCATGGTATCCGGCTTTCTTCTCTGCCTGGTCTGGCTCAATGACAAGGCAGAACGATAAAATATAAGGAGATGCAAAAAATGACGTTGTTTGAAGAAAAAGTAAACGCATACCGCGAAAACAAGCGGCTTATGGAAGAACTCGAAGCAATGAATGAAGCAATCAAGACCGAAATTATCGGCATGATGCAGGGCGCACCGGAAAAGGCAGAGGGCACAGCAAAGGCCGTATACAAGGACGTGCAGAGCGTCCGGCTCGATAGCAAGCTACTAAAGGCACTGCACCCGGATGTATACGCAGAGTGCAGCACTAAGACGAGTTACAAGCGGTTCAGTGTGGTATAAGGGGGTGTATCAAGTGATATTTAGTTGCATCCTCTTTGCGTTTTGGTTTTTTAGCGCCTTATTTAAGGCCAGTAAGTAACGGACACTTTAGCAGGGCCGCACCGTAAAGCAACCCTGCCCCAGCCCAAAAGGGCAAAAATATTTTTTGCAAGTCCATCTAATAGGGCTTGCAATGTGGTATAATCTAATCACAATTAAGGCCACACAAAGGCAGGAGGTTATTATTATGGCATGTGCAGAGATTATTATTGATGCTGTGGTTACTATCAATGGCAACGTGTCCCGCTCTTATGGCGTTGTATCGCCCATCAGCACCCGCCCGGAGGGCCCGCAGGGTATCGACCAGCTAGCCGCAGCAGGCTGGACAGTTCATCAGCCGCAGGGCGTCCAGTATCGCAAGGCCGTACAGATCGAGTTACCCGCAGATGTGCACGAGGGCAGATACAACGTTGGCAGCTGCACGCTTGACGGCCTGCACGCTGACAACTCTGCCCGCGATGGTATGGGCGCAACGGTCTATGTGCTGTGCAAGCCGCAGCAGGGCAAGACCTCCCGCGATTATAACGGCGCGATTGATAACACGATTGCCGCCGGTCTGGCCTTGTCCGTCCCGCAGGCAGACGGCACCCGCGCAAGCATCCCCGTCAAGGTGCTAGCTGCAACCGATCTGTACGGCGACCGCCACCCCGGTTATAACGCATAATAGATACACCTCCACCCGGTCAGTAATGGCCGGGATTTTCTTTTGCCTTGCATCTGGTATAGATGCAGGGCTTTTCTTTTTTGCCCACGCCCACACAAGCGCAGAGGGACGCCACACGGCTATCATGTGCAAGCCTTACCAGCTATACAGCCATACGCCTACAGCGCCATACAGCGCACAGCAGACGGCACAGAGCGCACACGCTCTTATATATACCTATTATAATAGGTAGGTCAGCCGCCTATAATCGCACCTGCGCCAGCGTGGAGCGTCTCCACCGCTCTGCACCTGCTGCACCGATACCAGATACCAGCCGCCACGCTGGACGCTGTACAGGTCAGCGCAGAGCGTCCCTATTATAATAAGGTATATAAGGGAGACCGCCGCCCACGATGCACCCGGACACGGTGCAGACCATGCCAGCACTTGCAAGGGGTCAGCGTCTCGGCGGTCAGCGGATCCATGTAGATACCGCTGCACCTCCACCCGCTCCGATACGCTGGCAAGTGCTGACAGAGTGTCAGCAGTACAGCCCCACCCACCTGCTGACTGTATGCAGATCGCTGGCACTGCGCAGAGGGTCAGCCCGGCGGGGTCCATCCTCCATCGCTGGACAGCGGGCAGGGCTTGACGGTCTGGCACCGGGTCAGCAGTCAGGGCGGCGGGCGGCACTTCTGGCGGCTCTACCGCTGATTTCTTTTCGGGCTTTCGCCCGATAGCCAATAGAGGTCGGCAATAGTCGCAGCGTTCCGGCTGGAATAGTCGTAACGGATTCCGAAATAGTCGTAGACAATAGTCGTGAAATAGTCGTAGACCATCCCGGCGGATAGTCGTTAGAAGTCCGATAAAACGGATAGATTTCCAATAGTCGTAATAGTCGTAGAGTAATAGTCGCTCGATAGTCGTAGCATTTTCTAACGAATTAGCGTTAAATAGTCGTGTGAATTTTCTGTGAAATAGTCGTCCGTCTTTTAGGAGAATGGAAGTGCGATAGTCGCTAAGCTGGTCAGCCAGTCAAAAATCAAAACCAAACATCTATTTCGTATAATTTATTCTTCGCTAGTTATACCAATTTCGTATAATTACCGTACTTATTATAGTATATAGATATAGTTACTCCCGATAATCGCAGATTATTTCGTATAATTTTATAGTTCATCAAATCAGTCTGATTTTCCCGCTGGATAAATCGAATAGACGTGCTAGATAGTCGCTTTCAATTTGTAAGCAACTTGCATTTTCAGCCATGCAACAAAATTACATATCCAACCGACTACAAAATGAAGTCAATTCTCCATGTGCAATAGTCGTAACAGATAGCAGGTTAGATGCTGTTCACGGTGAAGGTCACCCGGTGCGTGCTGGGTCACGCACGATAGAGGGTGACGCAGCGTAAAGGTCAGATGCCCGGTTTGCCATTATCCAGCCAATAGAACCTGACGGCAAATGCACGTTACGGTTTTTCCTGCTGGCTAACGGTATAGCTTTTGGAGATAGAGGGTTATAGGGGGAAAGAACCTTTACAGGTGAGGGAATACAGGCTGATAGGCTTGCTGTTCCTCTAGTTCCTTGTCAATCCACATATCCGCATAGGTTTGCCAGTCTTTGATTGGTCTGCCGTTCTTGGTTACCCATCCTGTTCCCTCATAGTAGTTCATAAATCTGCTGGCTAGGCGGTTCTCGCATCCAGCATCAAGAAAGTATTCGCTGACTTCCTCGAATTGCGGTGCGTTTTTCACGGACGGTACGTCTGTGTTCTTAATAACTTTTCTTCTTCTCTTTTCTTCTATATTAAGGGGGTGAACGATTGTTCCCCTCACAGGTGAAGTATCGTTCCCCTCAGAGGTGAACGATCGTTCCCCTACTTCTTCGTTTTGAGGTGAAGTATCATTCACCACCTTGACGTATATCTTATCGGGTTTGTTTTTGCCCTCTTTCTTGCGCTCGATTAATCCTACATCTTCCAATTCTTTGAGTGACTTCTTGACCCATCGCTCCGTGAATCCAGTGTCCGCAGCTAAGTCTTTGATGGGATAGACAATGTACACTCGTCCCATTGCATCCACGAACTTGCCGCTCTTGCTGGCTTTCTGCGATGACCTTGCACGATTGAACAGGTGAACGTACACAATCTTCTCTGTTGAGCCAATATCAATAGTCGAGAGGAATCGAGGATATACCATGTACCCATGAACCTTTGTAGTCGCTGTAATGTACTCCATTTTACCTCCTGAAATAGTCGTAGACTGCTATCACACGCTCACAGCCACGCAGAGCCTTGTCAGAGCCGTTTTCTGTGTTCGGTCGATAAGTTTGTCGTCTAAGCCTTGAAGTGCCTTAAAATCGTTTATTTTAGGGCATCTATCACGCACCGATGCGGAAGCATCGAATCTTTTCTTGTTTGTTCTTTTCTTTCCTGTTCTAATCTATTCTAATCTATACTATACTGGGTTGCCATTTGGTTGTCATTTTGACATCCTATTGGTTGACATCTGGTTGACCAAAATCCATCGCATGGTATGGCAACATATTGTATATAAGTGCAATTTCTGCATAGTGCAGTAAAAAATCAAAATGACGCTGTATCGAAAAATGGCAATGCAAATTTTGCATAGTGTACCTAGTGAATACAAGCCCACACAATGCAGATTCTGCACTCGTAAAGGCTTTACACAATGCAATTTTTGCACCGCCAAAATAAAAGCCGCCTTACCTGTTAGCACCAAGTAAAGCGGCAACGCTAAAAGATGTTTGCACAGTTATTGTGCTTGTTTATGTACTACACAAGTACACAGAAAGGAACACCTGTATTATACCACTTTTACCTGCTGTTTGCAAGAAACTGCTCCATTCAAAATCGCCGTGTGGATAATACGATTGAACGATTCTTCGTAAGAATAGCAATGGTCTGCATCTTCCTTATGTGCTTCGTAGTCTCTTCGTGCTTCAATCATGCCACTCGTGACCATTCTAACCACAATAGGCGAAACGCCCATGCTCATCATCAATTTTTCAAAACGCTTTCTAGTCATGTTAGTTCTCCTTTCAATTCATCCACGAATACTCTTCAAACCGTTGGATTTGCTTGTTAAAAGTGATTGGCAGGTCGCCGATGCCACCTTCTTTGTTCTTGCTCACCCTGAACAGGTAGTTGCCGGGCTTATCCGCTGACAGAAGAATGATTCCGTCTGCGTCCTGTTCAATCTGTCCGCTCTCTCGCAGGTCGGCGTTAGTCGGCTCTGAACCGGGTCTTGCGCTGTTTCGATTGAGCTGTGCCAAAGCCACCACGACAATGCCTGTGGTCTGCGCCAGCTCGTGCAGGGAAATGGAAATAGCTGTAATCGCCGTGTAGCGGTCTTTTGCGCCCTTTTCAGGGATAAGCTGCAAGTAGTCCACAAAGATGACTTGCGCCTTTTTACGCAGGGCTTGCGCCTTCATCCATGCGATGCTCTTACCAGCGGCAGAGCGGATGTAAAGGGGCATTTTCATGTACTGGGCTTGCCGATCAACTTCTTCAAGCGTCACATTCTTGTTTTTGACGGTTTCCAGCGGGCAGTAAATCTGATTTGCCATCAGACGTGCGCCAAGCTTTTGCTTACCGGTTTCAAGGCTGAAATAGTAGACTGTATGCCCCTGTTTTGCCATGCCAGCGGCTAATTGCAAGGACAAAGCAGTTTTGCCGGCAGACGGACGGCCACCGATGACAATAAAATCGCCTTTTGAGATATGCAGTGTATCATCCAGCTTGCCAAGCCCGGTCTTGATGTATGTTGGCTTCTCGTCAATGTGCTGCACATAGTCTGTCAGTACGTCAGCATATGTCCAAGCGTCCTCTTCCTCTGCTTTCAGGGTCAGTGCTTCGCCCATCTGCTGATAGATGTCTGATAAGTCTTCGTAGCTTGTCAAGGAACTTCCTGCTTCAATCGCAAGAGCCTGAAAACGTCTTAATGCTGCATTTTCTTTAATTCGCTGCGCCCATTCCTTCATGCGCTCACGGCTAAGGACTATGCTTTCAGATTCACAGGCTTTAGTGCATTGATAGACCGTTTCAGCGGCTTCTTCATGCTTTCCCATAAGGTCTGCAAGGTCTACACGCCCTTTCGCTTCCCAATAGCCTTTGACAGCGTTAAAAGCATCCCGCAGTTCTTGCGTCTCAAAGTCTTCTGCGTCCACATCGACCATGACTTCCGTTGCAATGTCCTTTTTGCACAGCGTCAGAGCACCAATAAATATCACTTGAACATCCATCATAGCTTCGGAAACTCCACATAATCGTCTTGCACGGCCTGTTCTTCGGGCTTGAGTGCGTAAATATCCTGCCAACCAGCGTAGATACTCTGGTCGAGAATGGCAATCCAATCGTCACGGCTGAACTTTTCCAGCTTGTTACACAGCATGGTTTTCGCCCGGTCAGTCATGGGTTTCTTGATTCTCGTGCGCATCTGCGCAAACTCTCGCAGGGATTTCAGGAGTTCTTCATCGCCACCAGCAAAGTCGGAGAAGATGTCAGGTTTCTTCTTGACGGTACTTTCTGCATGGGTCTGCATTGTCGCTGCATCCATGACTGCATTGTCAGTGCATTTTGTGTTATCAGATGCAAGCATAGATGCACTCACAATGGCTGCATTACTGGTTGCATCATGCAGAGCCTTGCGTTTAGACCAACCTTTTGACGCATTTTCGCTCTTTTCTTTGCTTGCGTCAATCAAGTTCTTCACAACAAACCACAAAGAACTTATCGAGTTGTTGATGCGTTCCGGTTCAATTCCGTACAAACCATAGCCAAGAACTGCATCATAAAATTCCAACTTCTGCTTCGGTTTTAACTGCTGTGCTGCATCATAATATGATGTTAGAAACAGCATACCTTTGCCGGGTTTGCTCATTTTCTGAACCCCTCTCTCGTTCGCATAATCCGCTTATGAGCCTTAATCGGCTTTGCTCCCTTCCCGTAGGCCGGGCGAGTATGCTTTGCCTTGATGTACCCGCAAGGCGGTTTCGGCCCAAAGTCGAAAAGGATTAAATCCAACACGATGATGCCAAACTTTTTGTTCGTCATGTTCAATCCTCCTGCACCAATGGGTATGCCATCCAATGCGTCACCGTCACATCTTTCGGCAACCTCTCGCCTATTTCATCCCAGAACTGACCGTCTGCGTAACAACCGAGAAAGTATGCTGTCGGCGAAAAGCCTTGCAACATTTTTCCATCTTTATCACGCCACACGGTCTTAGTCGCAAGCAACAAAGGATGTGTTCGCTCTCGTGGTTTCTCGCTTGCTGGATGCCAGAGTGTGTTAGCCATTGGTAAATGCTCCAGTCTTTAGCATAAAGTAAATGGCAGGAATGCCGATTGCAAAGATAACAATATGCAGAATTACATCTGCAATAATTTTCTTTTTTGTGTCGTAAATTTCGGCTAAAATCATATTCCAAAATCCAAAGAATTCAATAAAGAACACGACAACGCAAACAAATGCTCCGATCAAGAACGCCATAAATGCCATAAGCACCGCAAAAACAATTTCGTTCATTTTGCACCACCGATAAAATGTAAGGCTATATCATTCCGATTCATTTCGGAAAGGCGTTTTAATATCTGTTCAGCTTGACAAGAGGAATAGCAAACAGGGCTGAAAAATTGTTTTGGGCTTTTAATTTGCTGTCGAACTTTTTTGCGGATAATCGAACTTGTAACCATATACGCACATCGGTCATCCAACAAATACCCCCAAATCGTACTATCGGGGCGTACTTCTATATGATTCCAAATTGCAGACAATGGGCTATTCTTAGACGGATAATGGCAAAAGCCCTTTTCAGATACATACACCCGCTTTTTGAAATGATTACTAAGGATAATCTTACGAATCTTTTTCTTCGACTTTTTAGATAAGTTTTTCATTGTCTTTTCCCCCTCTCCTTTCAATCTCTTTGCAAACCGCCTTATAGAACTGCTCCCACGTTTCATAGTCGCAAGCATCGCCAAAGCTGAATCCGTCCCTCTTGCGTTCGTCAATGTCACGTTTGAAGCAAGCCAGCGTGTTATCGTCCAGTTCGGGCAGTAACGGTGTCAGATAGCCACAGACAAGGCTAGGCATATATGACCGTCTGCCTAAGCAGTAGCGAACAGCACAGTTGCAGACTGCACCGAAACGGTCTACGGAAGGGTCTATCATGCACTTGTTGGCGCACAGTTCAGTCCAATCCATGCCGAGCGCATCGGCTATTTTCTTGATGTTCTCGATTTTGGGCTTTCTCTTTCCTGTTTCCCAAAATTGAAGTGTTTGATAACGAACGCCAATTTTTTCTGCAACCTGTTT